ATGAAAGACTCTTGTCTTCTTTTTTTATTCTAAATTTGCAATAGCATAATAATCATATATTATTTTCATGTAACCAATAATCAAATTGTAATAAGTAAAGGAGATTAAAATGAAGAAATTTGATTTGGAAAAGGTAACTAAAGTGGCAAAGGTAGCGTACTATACAAGTATGGTTGTGTCATCTATAGTAGGAATAGGCGTCTGGTTATGGTGGTGGAAAGACTGTAAGAAGTCTATAAAAGAAATACTCGAGAGGGTTCCTGATGACGATTTTGCTGAGGGCGAATTTATAGTGAATCCAAACTTAAATAGTTTTGGAAAATGGGACGATTTACCAGATGTAAATGATGATGAATCCTTCATGGAATGGGCTGAGAGACATGAAGATGATTTTGATGAAATACCAGTAGATAGTATCATCAAAGACTTCGAGCAAAAGCTTAGCGAAGAAATCGATAATCTTTCTGAAGATGACGAAGCTGCTCTTGATCAGGGTGTTATTCACAGTAAGAAATGGGATGATGAAAAGAATCTATTAACTAAGGTAGACAACGTTGATGACGATGAGGACGACGGGTATTTCTTGACTAAGATAGATAATGCTATATATCGTGAGAAACAGAAGGCAGTAGACAAGGGTTTTACTCCATTTGATGAATAATCTTTTCTATGTTCATGAGAGATGGGATAAAACCTATCTCTTATTTTTTATAATAAGTAAAAAGTAAGCGAGGTAAATAAAATGAAAATTGAAGTTAGAAAAATTGATTTGGATACATTACACTCTGCAATATACAAAGGTACTTTTGATAGTGCAGATGACCGTGTATATATGGATTTAAATAAGGTGTTGGTTCTCCTTAATAAGTTCAATAGCGATAATTCATACGATGACATAAATAGTTTGTTGGATTCTCTTATTGAGAACTGTAGTCTTATGCTTAAGTGGAAATTTGAGAAACTTAGCACACCAGAATGTGAATCGATAAAAAGTATTATTGAAAGTATATTTAAGATATTCATACCAGCTACTGAGTATGATATTCTTACAAGTAAAAGAACGGTGAATGAGTTAATGTTATTAGGTAGGATATTCAACATATCAGCTTGTCCTGTAACTAACAAACAAACTGATTTAACTACTCTTGTAGAAAGAATTTTATTATTAATAAATTATTTCAGAATGAGAAAGGTTGAACTGTATAGAGCAAATCAACATGAGGAGAAGAAATAAATATGGGAATTCAGAGAAGTCTTAGTAGATTAGAAAATATGTATCATTACTTATTATCATGTAGCGAATACGAACAGGGAATCATCAGAGATTTTATAGATGATTTATTCAGATACGCATCATTATTGGACTCATCTGACAAAGATGCAGTATGTGTATTATGTAGTAAACTGGATAGAATACTATTCTGGGATTTCAATGCATTGTATCCAGTTAGTAGACAGGCATTATCAAAAATAATGCATAATGTATATTGCATATTTTCAGGTCATAGCGATAGTGAAGCATATAGTATTGCTAGATTTATTGAATGGTCTGATACTACTAATAAGAAATTATATGATGATGCTGTATCAAGAGCACCAGAAAAATTTATCCCAACTATCAACCATATGCTATTGATAAGGTCATTATTCGATTCATATATATCAGGTGCTAATTCTGTAGAATGTAGATATGTATTGAAAGAAGAACCAGAAAATGAGATAAATGAAGTAGTTATTGAAGAGAAAGGAAATGAGAAAACTATGGAAACAAAGAAAGTTATGTTAATTGAGGTATCCTCGGAAGAGTTTAACAATGCAAGGAATATGATTAGTGAAACGATATTTGATGAATGTGATATTCGTATATATCAGGATTTATCATCTATTGCTTTCCACTTAAATAGATTTATTCCTAATAATGACATGGATGAGTTGGAGAAAGCTATCAAAGCTATATCAGCTACATTCATGTGGTCATTCAGTGATTTAAATAAGCAGTTTAAGAACGGTAGAGAAGGCTTGAAGAAAATACTTGGTGCTTTCTGTAGTCAGACTACTATAAATATATTAACATCAGCAGGTCTTGGTGACGAGAATGAAACAGAGTTCTACAACTGCGTTAGTAGAAATAAAGCTCACAATATGACTGATGATGACATTGCTGATTATTCAAAATTCTTGAAGATGGTAGTTGCATCATTACAGTATTTCAAACAGTTGAAAGCATCTTGTATGTCTGGTGAGGCTAGGGTGATTTATGTTTAAAGTATTTAGCAAAGAAGGTGAAGATAATGTATCTGAGAACGAAAGTAAAAATTGATAGATTAGATGGTCCTACTCACACATTGATTACTGAGCTATATGAAGCATTGACATTATATGAGCTTGATAAATCAAATCTGGATTATGTTATTACCAAGTTATGGGAAGTCTTCTATGAAGCTGGTACTGGTAAGTTTGATGAATATAAAGTCAATATATCAATAATATTTATTGAAATTCTTAAATTCTTCACAAAGAAGAAAAAAGGATTGTTTGACAAATATCTTTTATACGAGGAGCACGATAAGGAAATCATTGAGGGATATTTTTGTGATATACATTTGCTAAAATATGTGGAACCTGATGACTTACAAATGGCGTTATCGATTTATAGGGTTTACAGATATTTTAGAAGTATGCGATGCATATAAAATAATTTGGGTGGGGTTTATAATAACCCCATTCATTTTTTTGCAGACTACAACTACTTAAATTAACAAACATAGAAAGAAGATTTTTAACATGATAAGTGAAATAAAACAAGCAGTTGATGGTTTAGTATGTACCGACTTAAAAGTAGTAATGTATGGGTTAGTTGATTCATTTGAAAAGCGTCGTTGGGCTAATATGAAGAAATACGCTAATAAGTGTATCAATAGAGAAGTATGGGGTGTTATCAAATCAATAGAATTAGAAAGAGTTGATAATATTTTAAATATGATTTTTAAGAAAATCAATAAAGATGTCATGGCAAATGTAGAAAAGCTTTGCGAAACTAATCCAGAGTTAAATAGCACTAATTTAGAGGGGTTATTGGCTAAGATAGATAGTATAGAAATTATGTTTAATGAAGCAACACAAGGATCGTTATTCCGTAAGAATGCTAACAGATTAAATATGCTGTACATATTTGCACATACAGCCTATGAAAATAAATATTTAAAAAGACCTAATGAGATACATATATAAGTAGAAAGAAGCTGGATTAATTTCTAGCTTCTTTCTTTTGTTATGTATAGTTTCTTGTAATTAGGGTAACCCATATATAAAGAAAGGAAGGTTTTTATGGACAACAAATATAGGTTTACAGATTATCTAAATATGTATAGAGCTGAATTAGGTGTACTTGCTCGTGAGTTTGAGGATTTACATAAGTATTGTAAGTATGATAAGAAAGAAAAAGAAGCATTGATATTATTGGATAATATACTTAAATGGAATTTCGACAATACTACATGTAAACAGATGCGTATGATTGAGAAGCTATCAAAGCAGCTGTATAGAGAAATGGGTGGAGAATATTCACCAGTATACCCTATTAAAGAATTTGCTATTAGTGAATACGTGAGTAGGTATAATAAAGAACCAGATAACTTTATTACTGGTGTAAATACATTATTTTGGTTATCTATGTTAAGACCTCTTATAAATAAAAGGATTCAAATAGATGCTGATGATAATAAGCTTATAACAAATATCATGAATATTATAGAGAATTTAAAGTATGATTTTAAAGATAATTTATTTTCTTTTATTAATTGTATTAAATCCAGAATTGATGATGATTCTATGATAGTAACTCGTTTACTTGAGCTATTAAATTATAGAGCCATTCATATGTTTGAAGAACCCGATATTAGTATGGTAGAAATGGCTTTATCCACATATATTGATATAGTTAAAAAGCATGATAAAGATAATATTATTAATATACTGGAAGAAATAAATAATGGTGATGTATCTGAATTGGTCCTTAAATATAATACTGAATTGAGAATATACCCTCAGCATATGAAAATATATAGATTCTTATTAATACTACTTGTGTATTATGAGGAAAGGGTTAAGAAGTACGAATAAATGAAAAGAAATAGATTTGAAACATATGAGAATGGAAAAAATATTAAAGGATTCTGGGTAGAACCAGAATATATCCATTTATCAGGGAAATCAGTAAATTCTGTTTTCCCAAAATTTAGTGGTAGAAATATCACTGATGTAGTAATAACTGATATTACAGAATATACATTATTTAGTAAGTGTATGCTTGTTTGGGTATGTGATAAGGGGAAATGGATACCGAAATGGTCAGCACCATACTATAATATGGAATGGCGAGCTCAAGCATTATTTGATAAACTTCACCCAGAGCATAAGATATTATAAATGTAATGAAATGTATATTTAGAATAATAATAAAGGGAGTATAGAAATATGTCAAATATAATAGGAACTGTGTACAAGAGTGATTCAAAGACCGAGTACACTACAGACACATATTTGCATCTCAATGGTGCAGTATTATTGGTACATCATTGGATTGGTGAAACTGATGATGGATATATGGATGAGTGGTCAATATCTCATGGGTTGTTATCTGGGGAGACAGATTTATCAATCATATGGTATGATTATCAGCATGGATATGTTGATGTAGCTTCCTATAAATATCCAGAAGGTTTTGATATTCAAAAAACTTAGAGAAATTATAAAGGAAGAATTTAATATCATAGTACCTGATGATATTAGAGTTCGTGCATTAGAAGCATCACTAAAAGCTGTTAAAGATAGTAATGTGTTTGAAGATACTAACGAAGAACTTGAAGGCTAAAAGAACACAGAGTTTAAAGTTAAGAAATACGGGATATGATTAATTTCATGTCCCATATATTTTTTTTCTATCCGTAAACCGAGGATATCTGATAATATACTATTTCTGTGTCATAATAAATAATTTATCTTGGAGGATAAGAAAATGAGAAGAAATAGATTTGCAACATATGAGGCTGGTAAGGAAGTTAAAGGATTCTGGGTAAAACCAGAGTTCGTGCATTTGAGTGGGAAATCAGTTAAGTCTGTTTTCCCGGAGTTCAGTGGTAGAAATATCACTGACGTGATTGTATCCAATGCAGTTGCAGAAGCTGCATGTGGACCCTGCATGAAAGTGTGGGTTTGCAGTAATGGTAGATGGGACTACAACTGGTCCGCATCATATCAATGGATGGAGTGGAGAGCAAAGGAGCTCTTCGATAGACTCCATCCAGAATACTGGGATAGAGAAGATTGGGATGACGAAGAATAAATCGTCATCCCACAGCTTCGGCTGTTTATTTTTTTATTTATGCACCATATACTCTGTATATAATATTTAAGTCTTTATTAAGATTTAAGTACTCTGGGTTGATACACAACTTAGAGAATAATCTCACATCTCTATAGTCACCATAATCAGCTGGATTACTTCCCTTAACATACTGACCTGTAAATAAAGCCAATGTATTAATTCTTGTTCTGTCTTCCTGCTCTATATTAATGAACCATTCTTTTACATCTTTTTTATTTATCTTTAAGAAAAACTCTGTGAAAGTTTCTACAGTATTCAATCCTGCTGTATTACTCCATACACTATCTGTAGGTACTAATACTTCATTCTCTTCATCTATTATATCTTCTCCAGTTTTCCATATATGCTTAATAACTGGATCATTCTCAAATCTCTTTAAGTAATAACCAGTTACTCCATCTGGATTTGTTTTTTTACCAAAATACTGTAATCTCTCTTGAGAGTTTAATACAGCTTGAGTAAATCTGAATGGTAACATTGTTCCTGTTACAGTTAATCCATCTGCATTAACTTTACTTAACTTAATACCATTCTCTCTATAGTCTGGTTTATAAATACTGATATCATTCTCTGCTGTTCCAGTAATACCAATACCAAATAACTGTACATAGTGACCATGTCTATAAAGTGGTGATTTTGTACCACCTGGAACATCATAAGTTTCTGATGGATTACCTGAATTAATTATTCCAATATTATCTGTACTATAAACAGTAGGAACTTCTATCTGACTATCTTTTACTCCAAACATCTGTTCCATTACATAGGAAACTCCACCAATTGGAACAATATTTTTTGTTCTAAATATCTCTTCATCAAGAGTAGACTTACCATTCGGGTTATTATGAATTTCTCCATAACCACCAATTACTTCAGTGGTAGCCCATATACCATTACTATTTATCTTATCATTGAATTTAACACAATCATTAAGTTTTAATGTCTTAGCCATTTGAAAAGATTTCTCCTATCTATTTTATTCATACCACATTCTAACTATCCTATCAGATAATTGTAATGGGTTCTTATCTTTTACTTTTAAAGTACTATTAGTTCTAGCTATATCGTATAAACTAACATTACTATCTATCTCTATATCTTTTCCTCTTAAATCAAATTTCTCTTTTAATCTTATTGAATTGAGATTTCTATGAGTTAATCTAAATAAGACTTCAGATATAAATTTATCTTTAAACTTCAATACATTATCATTCTTATTTTCACTTGCTAAAAATCTAACTACCATTAGATTAACAACATCATCAAACGAAGTATGAAGTTTTTCTGGTACTTGAATTAATTTCTTCATATAATGTATTTCATCAAAATATTTCATAGCATTTTCTGGTTTTGTATCTGCTATAATTAAAGTATCCATATTGATTACATCTACAGTATATGATTTAAAGAATCTTACCAATTTAATTAATAATTCTGATAAAGGGTTCTCATCATCATTCATTAAGAATAGATATTGAATATCCTTTAATATAGTTTGTAATCTTCCTATGATATGATTTACATAGAAATATATTTTCTCTTTAGAATCAGCTTCACCGTAATCTAAAGCTACATCTTTAAAATTACTATAATCTATAAAGATATTACCTTTCTCTACATCTTCCATAAATCTGGTTCTTGAATAATTAGCATAACTCAATCCATTCTGTCTTAAGTATTTATCATATTCTTTATTAAAGTCAACAGAGAATAACGATGAATATAAATAAGGGTTTAAATGGAATAGGAATTCAAAATATGTAAATGCTGTTCTTCTTATACCAGTTTTTTCTCCAGTAATAGTAAATACTTCACTAACTTCTGTAGAATAGAATAAGGCATCATAAAGAGTTTTCATTAATTCATAATCTCTTCTCTTATCAATAATCTTTGTAAGATAATAATTAAGAAGAGTTTTTAAATCTTTTATATTACGATAAATATCATTAATTGCTTTTACCTTATCAGAAGCAGTAGAAGTATCTTGCTCTATGATATTGATATAATTAACAAATTTATCATAATCACTTGGGTCTAATATCTTTTTAACTCTTTCAAGTTTCTTAACAGTCTCTGGGTCTGTTGGTTTCAGATAATCAAAATTGAATTGGAAAGTATCTGGTAATAAACCATCTTTAGGAGACTTCATAAAGTTAATTAATTGGTTCTTTAAATTCTCACTATCTGCATTTTTATCTCTAGCAGATGGATTAAAGAAATAATTAAAATTAAACTTAAGAGTATCTAAGTTATAATCATACTGCTCATGATTTCTAACATAATCTAATACTGATATAACTTGAGTAGGAGTTGATATTATCTCTCCATATAATTTATGCTTACAAGCCGTAAGACATAATAAAGTTACTATTATATCAAAAATAGGAATAGGAGTTTCTCCTGTTATCTTTGGTAATTTTATAGTAACATCAGTTAAGTCATTTCTTTTCTGTAGGAGTAATTTAAGCATTATTATATTCTCATACATGATATCTGTCATTTTATAAGAAACACCCATACCTAAATATTTACTCTCTACAAAGTTATATGTATTTTCCCATATTCTTCTTTCAAGATTCTGGTCTTCAATCCAGAATGGGTCATTTTTAACTACATCATTATACTCTACATGGTTAGCCTGCTTATCAAAAGTCAATAAGAAGTTATCATCCATTACTTCAAACTTCTGGAAGTATAACTTATACATTGCTTTGTAATCAGGTATTTTTTCAACTTCTCCAGTATCTGTATTAAATCTAGTAGTCCATTTTACGATTGGTACACCATAAATATCAAATAATCTTTCTTTAGCTAAGAAATACTTATATACTTTGATATTTGAAAATCCTAATAAGTTAGAGATATTATAAATAACTTTATCAGTAGCTTTATTCTGTATTAACATATTTAAGTTTCTTAATAAGTTATTTTGTGTATCTTCATCTATATTAAGATTATATGGTACATTGTATGCTTCATAAAGCATTTTAACTGCATATATATCAAAGAAGTTTCTATTGATATAAGAAGATAACTGTTGAGCATTTATCTGTTGCAATGTCATAACCATTATCATCATTGCTATTACATTATCATACTTATTAAAAAAACTTCTGTATTGATATACATAAATTACATTTATAAAATATTCTCTACATTGCTCATATATTCTGATAAATTCATCTATAAGAACATCTTTTACTGATGATTCTTTTAACTGGATTATTTGGAAGTTCTTAGCAGTTCTAGCAATATCAATAGATATTCTATTAGAACCTATAAACTTCAAATACTTCTTATTAGGATTCTTTTTATACAATTCATCTATATATCCATAACCCTCTCTAATAGAAATATAATAATCTCCTTGACCAGAACTTACAGAATTATAATAATCTTGAATACGGTGAATAGGAATATCTGCTCTCAGATTATAATTGAGAATTATATCTTCTGGTGGATATAAGAAATTTTTATCTCCTATATCAGGATATCCATTCAGCATTCTATAATAATTATTTTTTTCCTCATAATTCTTTATAATAGAATTTCTTCTCATCTCCAATAAAGGAGTTCTGAATTCTTGTGGTATTTTATTAGTTTCACCTCTTAAAGCACTATGAATAATAATATCTAAGAAAATTCCAACTTCTCTCATTTCATATTCAGTATAATCTAAATATGTTTCAAATGTATCTCTTTTATGTAAAGCATCTAAATACTCATCTGCTTTCATTTTAGATTCAAAAGTTTCATTATCTTCAGCAGTACCAGTATACTTAATGGTGATATGCTTTAATAACACATTGAAGGATTTGTACAGATTTGTCAATGGATTGACATTATTCGTACTATTGTAATTTTTCATACTATAATCCTTTCGTTTAGTTTAAAATCTTATTTTATTGTGTGAAGACAATAATTTTAAGCAGAAAGAGAAGTAAAGGAAGGTGAATTATATATGCCAAAGAATCTACCTGATATTATTTATGATAAAAATAATATCACACATATATTAGACTCTACTAATTCTTATTATAATATCCCGATGTATAAAGATATTGATTATTTATCTAATTATGAGAATTATGTAGCCTTTGTAAAAGGTATAGAGAAAATGGTAAGAAATGATGATAGATATAAGAAGTATATTAATTATCTAAAGAAGAAAGTAAAACTTGATAAATGTCAAGTATTAAAAAATGTAACTGACGAAGATGCTACTATAGAGATGCATCATGGACCTATATTTACTTTATTTGATATATGTGCTATTGTATTAGAATATTTCCTAATAAAGAAATGGAAAATATCTACTTTCAGAGTTGCTAATGTAGTATTAATGGAACACCAACAAAATAGAATAGGAGTTGTAATGGTATCATCTACTATTCATGAAGCAATTCATAATGGAGAGATATTTATTAATTACCATCAAGCTTGGGGTGATATAGCAGGATTTGTTAATAAGTATAATATTGCAATGAGTGATGAATATAAAGAGCAATTAAATAAATATATAGATAGGTCATTATTGTATGATAGTACAGATTTCTCTGTATTAGATTTGAATAAAGAATTGAAAAAATAAAAAGGAGGGGACTATGGCTATAAACCATAGTCCACTGAAATAAATAATGAAAAACTTGTCAAAAAGATTCATATATTATAGTTACTTTCTGATGGTAGTCGGTTTTTAAAGTGTTTGGGTGATGATATTCCGACTACCACCATTACATACATGTAGTATGAAATATATTTTTATACAAACTTATCTAAATATGAGGGTCCTTCACAGTAATATGGTTTTGGAACGACATATTCTCGTAAGAAATGTAATACTGGATGTTTCTTATAAAAATTCTTCGTCTGTCTTCTCTTTTCAAGACATTTTAATTCATACTTTGTTAGTTCTTCAATCCTCTGAGGATTTCTTGGTTTGTAGTTTGATTGACGTGTTTGTATTATGTTATTATTCTCATAATTATCATCATTATACATATTAGCTTGATAATGCATTCTATAGAATGATGCATCTGGAAAATTACTATCAGCTAATGGATATAAATCACTATCAAAATCTTTACTCATTTTATTTCCTTTCTTTAAATAAATACTTAATTTACATTACTAAGCTGTAGAAAATAAAATTTAATTTTATAAACCATTTAGTTCATTAAAGAAGTCTAATGGTATATCATAAGAATCATCTTCATCTACAAAATCAGAACTTCTCAAAATAGAATTATCTATTAATTTATTCTGATGTAATTTATACGTATCTTGCTGGGCTTGTTTAATAGCTTCAGCCATCATATTATCCCAATTCAAAACTTCATCAGATGCTTTTTCTTTTTCTTTTCTCTCTTTTAACTCATCTATTATGACTTTATCTACAAGATTGAAGGAATCTGGTTCAGGAACATACAAACCAGAATTATCAAGGTCTTCATCTCTAGCGGCTTTACTGATTCCAAATGCTAGTAAGTTATTACCATGGTAATATACATACAAAGCTATCAAATATGACATAATGGAATCATCATGGACATTTTATCTATCACATCTCTGTGTAGCCAGACTATATCTTCTATTATTAATCTTTTACCAATTAATAACAGCCTCCCGTTTCCATATATTTCTATATGTACTCTACTCGCTTCTTCATATAGATATTTCTTCTATACTATACTTTCGATAGTCGTTGAACCTTACTCTATAAATAGAGTCTTGGCTGCTGATTGTCTTTCTCTTAATAGAGTTAAGAGTTCCCAGCAATTAAAGAGGTTTATACAGACCACCAACCATAGCCTGCCCCCGCTTCAACTCGCCCATTTGACTTCCTTACCAATCTACTTAAGTCTCTTATTATATTATGAGTTACAAATTTTTCTTTATACTCTGCAACATGTCTTGCGAGTATAGCCATCATATCTTCTCTTGATTGATTACTTGTATAAACACCATAGTATGATTTCATACTAGCATTCCTTTTAAGTATAGATTCTACTGTCTCATTAGATGTTAATTTATCTTTAACTAAGTCTAATGATTTATCAAAGTATAATCTAGATATCAATTCAGAATGATATAGATGGTCTATTATTCCATCACCTATTGAGTTTCTCTCTATGATTAAAACACATCTAGGGATTACTTTACATAATTCTTTTATTAATCTCTCATACATAGTTTCTCCTATATATGAAGATTCGAATTCTGCATCTGGTTCTAAAGTAAATGGATTAATGACAGTAATTGCATTATTATCACCACCAGTACCTGTAGAACAGTCAATACCTACTAGATATGGAGTATGAGGATTAAGTTTTCTATAAATATCAAACTTATAGTAATCCAATAACCATAACTCATCAATAGGTTTCTTTTCAGAACTTACAATATATTCTATATCCTCTTGAGGGAATGGTGAAGAAGATGAACCATGTAGTCTTTGAAGAAGTATCTCTCTTCGTACAACTAAAGGATTACCAATCTTTGCAGACATCTCTTGTAACCATTTATCAGTTTTACCTAGTTGGATATAAGAATATTCTATATAAAAAATCTTATTACAATCAACACCTAAAGCTTCAAAGTATTTATTCACAGCATCTTCATTCATATCATATACTCGTTCAGTCCATGTAGCTGTTTTATCAAGTATCAGCTGTGCTTCCATACCAGCTTGGGTGTCTAAGTCACCTAATTTTGTTAATCTATATATCTCTATATAGTTCAGACTATATCTTCTACTATTAATCTATTACCAATTAATAATAGCCTCCCGTTTCCACTAGAATATCTAGTGTACTCTACTCGCTTCTTCATATAGATATTTCTTCTATATTNATTTCTATAAGTCTTGGCTGCTGATTGTCCACTTCGGAGTTCCCAGCAATTAAAGAGGTTTTATACCCCCAGTGAAATTTAGGGGTGCATGTAAAAATTCGTGCATACATACCATTATTTCGTTTAGCATTTGCTGCCGCAGTTTCATAAGTAGAAACTGAGTTAGAAATGATTGTACCAATATGGTTTGTAAACTCTGGCTCGTCAAAATCAATTTTGTTATTCTATATATCTCTATATAGTTCAGACTATATCTTCATTATATATTCTATTACCAAATATATAACACCTCCCGTTTCCACTTCCGTGTACTCTACTCATTTATTCTCTTATGTATTTCTCATAAGATATACTTTCGATAGTCGTTGAACCTTACTCTTACGAGTCTTGGCTGCTGATTGTCTTTCTCTATTGAGTTAAGATATCCCAGCAATTAAAGAGGTTTTAATAGAACCATTTGACCTAATTCTATCGGTGCCGTCATACCACGGGCTAGTGATAGACCACTCTCATATGATGTTGCTTTTGCTTTTGTGATAATAGAGTTTCCATTTATTGGATTAGAAATCATAGTAGCATTATCTTTACCTTTCTGTAAAGAACCATTCTCATCTACTACAGCATTACCTCTCATATATTCTGGTAATACTCTTATCTGGTCTCCCAATCTTTTTAGGTTTGCTTTAGCTTGGTCTCCATCTTTATTAACAAAAATAAATTGTGAATTTGTAGTTCCAAATTTATATGCCCATGTTAATAACGCTACAGCTGATTCAGTTTTACCCTGCTCATTATGTTAATCTATATATCTCTATATAGGTCAGACTATATCTTTATCTTATAACCCATTAGCAATTATAAGATACCTCCCGTTTCCATATATTTCTATATGTACTCTACTCATTTATTCATATAGATATTTCTTCTATATT